TGTTTTTTCTTTGATTAATTAACTCGCTTTGTTGAGTTCCCTGCATTTTTACTCTTTGATCTTTTCTATCTTCTTTTTCAGATTCATCATTAGCCGCTTTGTTTGCATCTATATCTCTAATCTGCATATTGTATTGGAACTCAAGTTGCATTAACTGCATTTTAGACTGTACTTCCAATTGCATTTTTCTTTCATCAAGTTGAGATTCTATTTGCATCAGTTGAGCTTTTTGATCTGTTATAACTTGATTTTTTTGAATTTCTGCTTGTGCAGCTACTTGCTGAGCTTGAGCATTAGCATTTGCTTGCGCTTGAATATTCTCTTGCTGCATAGCTTGATCTCTCTGCTGCTTCTTTTTTCTTCTAATCTTTAGCACTTGATTAGCGAGTTTTATGCTTCTTATTTCTCTAATATCTATAGCATCCTCTAAGTCAATAAGTCCAGCAGATAATGCTGTTTGTATGTTGTTTTCTAATCTTTGTTTTTCTTCATCGTCAGGTGTAAGTTCTAGAAATATACCAAAGTCATATAAATGAAGATCACCCATCTCCTGTAGAGTAGCAACATTATGTCCGCCAATTTTCTGTATAAACGCCTCTTTAGTTGAAGAGTATTCTAATACATCTGAGATTCTCAATGATAGACATTCAGCTAAATCAGCTGTTAAAAACAAACCAGCTGTAAGTATATGCCTTGTAGCTGTATTTGAATTAGCTGCGGCTATTTTTTGAACACCAACTAAAGCTTTAGCATCTGGTGTTGATCCGTCTCTAGCCTCGTTTAGTCCCGTAGTGTCTCTTATCATTTGTAGATAATAGTTGTACGTTTGAATCAACGCTGCCATTTTACCTCCACCAGCTCCGCTAGTTATTTCTTGAATAGGCACTTTACCAGGATTCATATCACCTTCCTGAGTAAATGATCTACCAATTACAGATCCCGTTTGAAAGAACATGTTTAATGCTTCTTGCGGATTATAATTAGTTCCGTTACCTAAGTCTATTTCAGCTAAACCATCTGCATCAAGATAAACACCATCTGGCACCATTCTTGACAACACTTGTTGAAGTTTTAAATGAGTTAATTGAATCATATCGGCAAAACCTGTTATACGGCTTACTAAAGATTCAATTTTACCTTTATACATTCTTGGAGCTACAATACTATAGTTCATTTTAACTTTAGTATGATCGCTTTTAGGACGCATCATATTTTTAGCTAATTCCCATTGAAGTAGGTAATCAGTGCCTAGTATTAATACGCCTTCATACAGCACTTCTAAGGACCTAGATAATTTTCCGAACTGTTCTTCAAGCATTTCAACTGGCGGATCAAACTGATCATCTCTAAGCACCACTTTTGAAGCTCCAGTAGCTGTTTCCTTAACCTTGTATACCTCGTTCATGTAGGTTTTAAAATTAAAGTACAAAACCTGCACCGTATTAACGTCTGGACTAGCAGAGTTATTTAATGGACGGTCGTAGTAGCTATTGCTTTGATACGATGTTTTAGATATTTTTTCTAAATCCTCATTGGTTAAGTCTGGAAATTGCTTTTTTACTTCGTTTATAGTAACGTCTTTTACTTCGCCGACATAATACACGTCTTGAAAGTTTGGGTCTTCAGTGTAAGAATACACTAGATTAGCCGGGTCTACGTATTCAACCATAATACCTTCTGATAGTGTAAACCTATTTTTTACAGCTCCAATACCTATTGTGGTTAAATCGTAATAAAAACGCTTCTTAGTTAAATCATAATTATTACCATCAAGCAAAGTATTTATAGCTTGCTCTTCAGCCATTTCAACAGCTTGCTTATATGTAAGCTGCATGTGAACTTCTAGCTCTTCTTGAGTTTCAGGTAAATCTTCTTCATTATTTTCAAATAAAGCTATATTAAAATTCTCTTGTACAAAGTTGTTGAGATCTTTTGTATACATATCTCTAAGTACACTCTCCATATACTCAGTTCTTTTGCTCACTCCGTAAGGATCTTGTGAGTAAGCTTTTATATCAAAAGCTCTTTCAGATATACCATTAACTACTATATCAACAAATTTTGGTATAATAGGTACGGGTTTCCAGTCTAGGTTTAAATAAGACAAGTCACCATTAATAGATAGTTCATCTTTGTATTTCTGTATAGGTTGCTCACCTCTAGCGTATAGCCTTAACTTGTGAAATGTATGTTGATTGCTTCTATATCTATTTGTACCAGAATCTAATTGAAACCATTCGTCTTGAATGGCTCTACCAACCTTAAGTCCATACTCAGGCGACATTTTTTCAGCATCACTAGCTACTTGACTAGGAAAAGTACTTTTTACAACTGATTCAGCCATATTTATTTTATTATTTTTGAGATTGAATCGCCATTACTATATTTAGCGATACTTAAGTTTAATTTTCGTTTTTCCATAATTGGATTAGGTCTATATAAGTTTTTATTACAAGCCATTATAGCTAGTCCTGAACTAATAGCTGCATCATACTTTGTTCTGTTATTTATATCAAATTTTGCCCAATCATTTAATGTTTCACTAAAATATAAATCTCCATAGTTACCGTCTTCTTTTAATCCGACGTATTTATCTATGTAAGACTCTATAGCTGCAGCGTGAGCTTGTTTTATATCTTCACTTGAGTTTGGTATTCCACCTATTTCTTTTTCTGCTGTAGAAAGTTTGTTCCAGAGTTTATCTGGCCTGTTCATAGAGTAACCTCTATATCCTCTTCTTTTAAAATAGTATAACAACCTAGGTTTGTTGTTTTCAGCTAGTATAGGCATGCCGTAAAATACACAAGCCATAAGAACGTCTTCAAAAAATATCTCAGCTGTTTGAGGTCTTGCTACATATTCTAAAAAAAATGTATTAGGTGGTGCATCTTCCATACTAAACTTAGTTAACCCATGCAAAGCTCCTTTTGATCCATTGCCACCAACTGTGCCTGATATATCATAGCTATCACAACCAAAAGCTCCCATGTGATCATTACCCGGGTATTTCATACCGTTTTTTAAAACTTGACGGTTTTGAATATCGTGAGTAGGAACCCAAGTTATTTTAAATCTTCCTTGAGCGTTTGGTGTAAATAAAACTTTTGAATCTTTAATTCCATTTTCCCAGCTAAAATTACCCGTGCTAACTACACCTGTATTTCTTAAGTCTTGATTATAGTCAATTTGCTCGTATATTTTTGCTAAATTAAATAGACTGCTTTTTGTTTCATCTCTAAACGCATGCTCTTCTGTGCGTGGAAACTGTCTATAAAATTCATTTAAAGCATCCTGGTCGCTTTTCAATCCTTCAGCTTCATTATTCCAGTGCTCTATAATTCCAGTGTCTATAATATCGCCGTATGGGCCTTTAACTTCACCGCTTGGCGTGTCGAACACAGGGTGCCCGTGCTCATCTATAAAACCCTCATAGTTCCACTCCATAGGTATAAATAAAGAATATAAGCCAGACTTTGTTTGACCGTTTTTATTTCTTTTTGTAGCATCAGAAGAGTAGTATAATTTCTTAAAGTTTTCTCCTCCTTTATCTAAAGCATTTGATGTTGATCCCATCATACACTTACCTATAATTCTAGCACCTAAACGTAAACACGTTTTTGTTACTCGCCAGTTGTTTAAAATATTATCAGGTCTTTCCCACTTTCCACTTTCATCGTGTACTAGTAGCTTTAATTTTTCACCGTCATAAGAGTTGTCGCCTGTGTTCTTCCAGTCAATCGTTGTATCAAGACCCTCGAGTAACTCTTGGTCCTGCTTGTTTTGTATAGATTTCCTTGTTAATCTTGACGCTGGAATCCTGTAGGCCAATTCGGTCTTTGGGCGGTCCATACCGTCTTGTATCGGTTTGAAAAAGAACGGATAATTGACAGATATGGGTACGACTTTATCCGTGAACATTTTCTTCGCATCGGAGCCAGATTTGGACAATATACCAAATCGTGCGTCGCTTGATATCGTTGCCATGTTGACTGTCTCTCCGGAAGCCATAAACGAAAAGCCTGAACGTCTGTTTTTGAGATAAGACATACCATAACATCTTCTGTCTGCTTTACAAGCTTCCCAGAATAAGTAGAATAATCTGTTAGCTTCCCTGAATTCGGGGTTGCCAACGTCAATCTTAGACCACTGCAAGTACATAAAGTGAGTGCCAGTAATGTAAGTAGCCACACCTTTATTATTGAACCAATGACCTTCTTCTCTGCGTTTAAATTGTTCATCTATATATGGTTCCCATTTATTTTGAAATTCCTCAGGGTATTCCCTCCATTCGAATACACTCTGTATTTGCTTTAATTCTTTAGGGTATTCTTCTACGGTCCATTTATCTGTAGATTTGTTTATCTTAGAAGGCGCTTTTGGAAGCGCGATTCTTAACCCTTGTATCTCGTATATATCACCTATTTGACCTGTTTTACTTATAACTACAATATCGTTTTCTTTATTATAACCATAATCCCATTTTTTAGATTTATTTAATCTAGAAATAGTAGTAAGCTTTACGGGTTCAACTATTTTATATAAAGTTTGCTCGTACATTATTTAGATCTTTTTTCAGCAAATCCACTAAATGATTTTTTAGCTACTTCTTCTTTAGGCTTGTTATCGAGCATATCTTGCTCTTCTTTTATTCTATTTAATATTTCGAAAGCGTCAAATATAGCTAACTTTTTTGTAGCAGCCGCATTCTTAAGCCTATCAGCTGATATATCATCGTCAGAATCAACTATAGCTTCTTTTGCCACTTTAATTAATTCCTCAACTGC